AGCTTCAGAACATCGGTGCGATTCTTGATCATGCTTGGAGTAATGCCTTTTCTGATGATTCCGGTTTCTGATGCGCTGAGAAGCCATTCCTTTGCAGCTGTAACAGTTTTAATATCAGGAACAGTTTTTTCATCTATCGGAATTTCATCTGTTTTCTTATCTTCCAGAAGCACTTCTTCATGTATGCATTTATAAGCACTCCTGCTTTCTCCGACCCTTTTGATATCATCATCAAGTTGCTTGATAACATCAGGATCTGTGGTTGTGAATGTACCATTGCGTCTCGGCTCTAAGGTCCCTCCACGAAATTCCACCGGAAATTTACTTCCATTAACAAGCACATATGTATCAAGCTGAACATACTGTGTTGATTGATAGGTTTTCTGCTTTCTTTCCATTGAAATAAAATTAAAGGTTTAATAAAAAGGGAAAGGAAGGAGCACGATCTCCTTCCTCCCTTATATGCTTAGGCTTTCGGCCCAACGATAGCGTGAACTGCAGGATACCTAAGAACGGCTCCTGATGTTTCCTCGATAACGGTAGCTACAACATTCCTCTGTCCTGAATTTTTAAGGTCAAGCTGACGGGCTGCCATTGGCTTCCATGTATGTTTCTCAACGTAGTTAAGATCAAGAACGATTGCTTTCTCACCCCAACCGGCAAGATCGAGCAGGTTGTGATGTTTGCAAAGAAGCTGACCGAAATTGGTTTCAACGAGATTGAAGGTTACTCCATAGACCCTTTCGGTTTTCTTGGCATCAATCTGTCTCTGTACAGTGTCTGCACTCATCATATTGGCTGCAAACTGGTCTCCCATGAACATTACCCTCCGTTCTGATCCTGAGTTACCTCTGAATATTGATTTGGTCCAGTTAATAACTGTCGGATTGTCGATGGTCCTGTCTGATCCACCAGTACCGTATTCGAGTAACGCTGAAATGTACCTTGTGAGTCCTCCGGTCATATACCGTTCCTTGTTATTGGTGACATCATAAAACTTAGAACGCACACCAAACATGTAGGAATACTCCATCCTGGCTCTCATATCATAGATATTCTGAGCTTCATAGTCGCTGAATGAGAATTCAACTTCTTTCTGATGCAGCCTCTGGAATGTACCTTCTTCGGCCTGGGCCATGAATATCTGAAGGTAGTTGTAATCCTTGACCGGGATTATTCCGTAAGGCGATGTCTGAGCATCAAGTTCGTTCTTACAAGTACCCATACGAACCATCTTGGTATTTATCGGGATTCCTGCAGCAGGTAACACAACCTTGGCAGCATTAGCCCCCGTACCGAACTGACTGTTGATCGGCTGAATCTTAATGGTATTTGCAGATACGTTTCGTGATACGACAAAGCAAACAAGGTCCTTGCCATCACCGGTTCCCAAACCCACGGCTGCTCCAACTACACCATAGAACATCACAGTATCATCATCCGTCCACGCACTGATGTTGTTGACGATAAGATCATAGCTTGTATGTCCGTCACCACCGTATGTATAGGCTGTATTAACTGTGTCGGTTAGTTCCCTGGAACTGACTGCATAGAACTCTGTTTTAAAGGAATCGACTGGTACCTGGTTCTCGATGTTTCGGAGAATAGTATCAAGGGGAGTAGCAGCGGGACGCATCTCAGTGATTTTCCTACTCACATAGTCCCTGTCAATAGTTGACCCGGCTTTTACTTCTTCGACAGTAACAGGTTCCCCTGCAACTACCGCACCGGTTCCGACAGCGTATATAACACCTGTGCCCACAGCGAATATCGCATTGAAAATAAAGAGTATGGCAATGAACACTGTCACGCCAAATATCTTATGTCCGTAATAGAAAATATTGTTTTTCATGATTGATAAATATTTGGTTACACTAAAAATTCGATCTCTTTCTACCGGCTTCAACTATCCGGTCTATGATTTGAGCCGATTCCGGCTTCTCTGGTTTTTCCTCTATGGTATCACTTGATTTTTTGACAACTGGCAGCCCATCGCCTTCCTTTTTCCCTGCTTCTTCTTCCTTAGCCTTAATATTCTCATTACGGCCCTTGATCACTCCCTCCTTCTTGGCTTCCTGTATAGCCTCATCATGTTTGACAGCTCTCATAATCTTAGTGAGTGTTTCCTTCGTGACTCTTCCGCGAAAGATGTCTTTAAGCATATTATCAAATTCTCCAAGAATTGTCTCTGCCTCCTCGGGTTTGAGATTGTTTTCTGTAGCAAATTCCTGAACTGATTTCTCAGAAAATGCAAGATTCTCATTGAATTCCTTGTTAAACTTTTCAGTTTTATCAAGTCTTTCAAGACGTTCCTTATTGTTTTTATCCCATACAGAATAATCAGGATCGCCCTCCTCCGGAACTAAGTCCTCTGGTCCAATGTGCCTTGCCAAAGCGGAACGCCATGTTGCTCCCTCTAACATTGCAGTCACTACGTCTGCAATCTGTGGCTCGGCTTCAAATAACGCTATTAAGCTCTGATTGGCTTTTATGCCTCTCTCTTTGTACCCTTCCAGTCCTTTTACATATTCCTCATGACCTTCCTCATATTCGTCATCAGTTGTAAACTGTCTCTGTGGAAATGCCTTGGAAAGCCGATCATGATATTTATGTTTCTTGACTTCCTCCGGCTTCTTTTCCTCCGGCTTTATCTCCTCCGGTTTCTTTTCCTCCCCTTCTACATGAGGTTTGTTGATAGTGGATTTCTCATTAACTTCTTTGACTGTGACTGCTTTTCCGTCTATCACTTCACCAACTTTCTCTGAGACCTTTGTCTCTCCTGATTTCGCTTCACCGGCCTCTGCTGCTTCTCCGGTTCCTGCTTCTGATCCTGCTGCTGCTGCCGTTCCTGCTCCTGCTTCTGAACCTGCTGCTGCGCCCGAACCTGCTGCTGCGCCCGAACCTGCTGCACTTGCAGCTGCACCGGCTCCTGCGCCTGAACTCGAACCACCACCATCTGCCATATTAAATATGTTTTTAAGGTTAAATTAAATTGCAGTTCAAATCTAATCCTTCTTGTTAGTAAAATAATTGTCTATTTGTCGGTAATTCATGTCCTTTTGTCTTATATTTGCTCAAACCAACCCATCACCAAATATGTCGGTTATAGTCCGTTCTACCACCAGGCAAAGACATGAGGATATTTATCAAACATACTGCAGGGCTCTTTTAGAGCGCGGAGATCAAGCCGTGCATGTAACTAAAAAATCACTGTATGAGGACGTTGCCAAACGAACAAATTACACATCGGAATATGTCTGTAAAATAATAACCACCAGATTCAGAAACGGCAAAAAGAAATGACACCAGACCTTGTAAATACTATCATTGCTGAGAATAAGGTCCGGAGGGAGAAGATGAGTGCCCCCTATAATCCTGGCACTGGTTTAGGTTCTCCAATAGAAAGAATCAAAGTAGATTTTTTCCATCTCTCCACTCATTATGTTATCTTTTTCCCCCTGCAGATGTATAAAAAAATGCCTATCCTGCGTAAACTCAAGAAGGAAGGTTCTGTAGAGAAAGCCATAAAGTCAGATGATTTCTTAATTACTCAGGTATTCATTAACGATCTTAACAAGACAAGGTTTGAATATGATTTTGAGTTTTGGGCATATGTCAATGTTAAGATTCAGGATAAAGTCACCAAACAAGAAATTCCATTTATTCTAAATCGGGCACAAAGAAGGCTGTTATCACGTCTTGAAAAGATGCGAATGAGTAACGTTCCTATCCGCATCATTCTATTGAAGGCCCGGCAATGGGGTGGATCTACCTTTGTTCAGGTTTATATGGCATGGATGCAGATGATTCTGAAAACTAACTGGCACTCTGCAATAATAGCTGATGTTGATGATCAGGCCCGGAATATCAGGGGAATGTATAAGAGACTTGCAAGATTCTATCCTGATCAATTCGGTAAAATAACTTTCGTTCCTTTTGAAGGATCGAGCAAAATAAAACTCATCAAAGAAAGGAATTGTATTGTCGGTGTGGGTTCGGCACAGGAGCCGGACAGTCTCAGATCATATGACTTTGCAATGCTTCATATGTCAGAAGTGGGATTATGGAAATCTACTCTGCTGAAATCAGCTGAGGACCTTGCTCAGAGTGTCAGGTCAACCGTTCCTACTATTGCAGATTCTATGATAGTTATCGAATCTACAGCCAAGGGAGTGGGTAATTTCTTCCACAGGGAATGGCAGGCAGCCAAAAAGGGAACGAGTTCATACGATCCGGTATTCGTACCATGGTTCGAGATCGAGAGATACCAAAATGAGTTTGGGCCTTATGACTGTGAGGATTTTGTAAGATGGATGATGACTGATGTTTATGCCAGATATCTCTGGTCAGTAGGAGCCACGCTTCAGGGTATCAAATGGTATTTTGATTACAAGGCCGGTGAAAACTATGATGATTGGAGAATGCATTCAGAATATCCATCAAACGATATAGAGGCATTCCAATCAACAGGTCGCAGGGTATTCTCTCCGGAGTATGTTAAGAAGTTCAGAGATATGTGCATTCCTCCTGTATATATTGGAGAATTGATGGGTGATGCACAGACAGGCCCCGATAGTCTGAAGAACCTAAAATTTGAGCCAAACCCAAGAGGAAACCTATGGATATGGGAAATGCCTGATCTGAAAGAGCGCATTGTACACAGGTACGCCTTATTTGGAGATATCGGAGGAAGGACCCCCCTTGCTGACTATTCTTGTCTCAGGGTAATAGACCGGTATTTGATGATAGAAGGAGGCAAACCAAAAACTGTAGCTACATGGTGGGGCCATCTTGATCAAGATATATTTGCATGGGTG